GTCCCCTTAAGGACCCCCCTGTGGTGTCTCGCAAGCACTGCACTTGCACTGAGCGGTAGTCTCATCCCCTCTAGACGGAAGATCACATCTCATGGCCTATGTAACGAAGCGTCGTTGGTTGAGTGAGGGCACGGTGCAAACCAATGCCCGCTACTTTACCTATGACGGCGGTTCTTACACGGTCGAGATGTTGTCAGAAGTCCAGAGGATTGTGACGGAGAGTCATTCGCCTTACTTTAAGAAGGCGGATGGATCTAGGGATGTGGGTGGTCCTTTTGAGTCCTGGAAGGTCTCAATTGATCACCCTGGAAGACAATGGCATTCGAGGCACAATTACATCGAAGGCCTGGGGTGGCAGTACGACACTCGTGCGTACATCACTCCCTCCTACGACGTCGCAGGTTATGCGAAATCCAACACGTATTTCGATACGGGTGGAACCGCCTACCACGATCAGTGGTTGAACTCGCGCGTCGACAATGGTCCTGCTCCTCATGAGATAAACGCCATGGGGACCAAGGCTATTGACCTGGTGAAACCGACAAATCCCACAGTCGACTTGGCTACAAGCCTCGCCGAATTGTGGTCTGAGAGGAAATTCTTCTCAATGCCGGGTTCATCTGGTGGAGTGTCTGGAGAGTACCTGAACTATCAGTTCGGTATCGCTCCTACTGTTTCCGATATACAGGATCTACGCACTGCCATCGAGAATCGCGACGCGATTATCAGGCAGTATCAGCGTGATTCTGAGAAAATCATTCGGAGACAGTATCAGTTCGAGCCTGAGAGTACGTCGGAGACGAAAGTCTTCAACAACGTTAGCTGTGCCCCTGTTGGGGCACCGCTAGCGTACGATCAGGCTCCGCCAGCTGGAACCCTCACGCGTAAAACCACCAAGCTGCAAACTTACAAGTTTGCTGGTGCGTTTCGGTATTCGATTCCAAAAGAATCGTTTCCCGCTCAACTTCATGAACTAGACCGTCTCTACGGTGTAGTTCCTGGAGTGAGTACTGCGTGGGAGCTGGTCCCTTTCTCCTGGCTGGTGGACTATTTCACTCCCATTGGAAGCCTCCTGAGTAATCTGGATGACTTCCTTGTGAATGGTTTAGTCCTTCCTTACGCGTACATCATGTCGACGACACAAACCATTGTGACGTACGACTGGACCGGCCCTATCACTGATAGTGCCGGTAAGATGACCGTCGTAAACCTCGTTTCAACCGTTACTTCAACACGGATGAGACGAGTTCCAGCCACTCCGTTCGGGTTCGGCCTGCTACCTGGGGATTTAAGCCCAAAGCAGCTCTCGATCCTTGCGGCGCTAGGCATGAGCCTACGCAAATGAGTTCCTCAAAAAGGAGCTCATCTCCTGTCTACCACAACCGTGGATAGACAACCGCCAGAGAAAGTTCACACGCCATGTTTGACAACAACACTCCTTTCCAGGACATCGATGGAGTTACGACGCGCGATTTGATTCGCACGAACGTAGGCGGTGGCCGCGGTGAATTCCGCAGCGCCGCCCACGGCCTCAAGCTCACGATCTCGCAGAACGAGACCAAGGCTCGACGCCAGGTCCATCAGGTCCGGGTCGACAAGGACATCGTCGCGGCTGACTACCTTCTTTCAGGTGTCAACCGTCCGTATTCCGGGTCGATTCGGCTGGTCATGGATTTCCCCGCAGTGGGGTTTTCCACAGCCGACAAGGAGAACCTTCTCCAGGGCTTCGCTGTCTGGATCGCCACTCAGGCGAACCGCGACAAGCTGGTCAACGGAGAAAGCTGAATGACTAGAGTCAAGGCGGGGAAGAGAATTCCCTTCCTGCTATGGCTCGTCGTCATTCATGTTCAAGCATGGCTAGGACTTCCGTCGCTCTGAAAGGAGCAGGAATGAAAAGCCGAAGTGAGATCTGGCTCAGCGCACTCGATGAACTCGGTGCGCAGTGCTCGGTCGACACCACGCGTGACGCGATCAGTGTCACGCGTCGGATTGAATCTGAAGGTGACGCCTTCTTCACGAAGACGTTGCCGACCTTTGCCAAGGACCTTGAGAGGTCTCTTGAGCTTGGGTCGCTCCAACCTGAGATGTTCAAAGGCTGGCAGAGAAATCATCTGACCCTTCTTGTTCGCGCAAGCGAGCAGGATGGAGACGATGTCTCTAGCCGTGCTGTGGACATCCCCAGGCATGGACTCCCGAAATTTCTCGGAGGGTTCATGAGCATCATTTTCAACCCGGTGTTGGAGCTAAGCAACTACCTCTACGAGTCCTCCATCGTTGATGGATTCGCGGTAGTACCTCCTATGAGGTGTACCTCCGATGCTGTTACAATCTCCCAGATGGCCACGGCTATCAGGGCGATTCGGCAGCTCTGCTTGATGTTTTCGAAGGAGCGAGATCTTTGCTCCGACGACCTCATCACTGAAGCAATCGGTAGGTACGTGGAACTCGACATGGACCTGATGCGCCCTTTACCGACGACCGTGGGAACGCTCTATTTCAGGGCGGCTCCCTCGATCTGGTAAGGCGAACGCTGGACCTTGTTTTTGGTGATTCCCTCAGATCTCTGGAGAGTGAGCTACTCTACTTTGATCTGACACCAAAGCACGGTCCTGGAGCCACCTCTGATCGCCTTAAAGGCAATCGGAAGTGGGATCTGCCGACCTGGAATACCCGGTTGCAGCCGCATTTCCCATACGAACTGTATGGGATGGCCAACCATAGGTATTGGTCGGATAGACACTCCGTCAGGTTCCTGGGGCCCGAGGTAGAGCAACCGTCAAGATTGGTTGCTGTACCGAAGACGGCTACGAAACCGCGGCTCATCGCAGCTGAACCCACCTGCATGCAATTCGTGCAGCAGGCGATGCTTTCATCGCTTGTGGACCTGTTGGAATCCCCTTTAACAGGGGAAGGTCACACAAACCTTTCCAGCAGCTTCATTGGGTTCACCGATCAAGTCCCTAACCAGGACTTGGCTCGTGCTGGATCTGCCAACGGGTTGTTAGCAACGCTTGATCTAAGCGACGCTAGCGACTCCGTAGCGAACTGGCTCGTCGAAGCTCTGTTCGAGAACTTCCCTGTCTTCTCAGAAGCAGTGGAAGCCGCACGAACACGACGAGTTCAGCTCCCTTCTGGCGAGATACATACTCTCCAGAAGTTCGCGTCAATGGGCTCCGCGATGACATTCCCGGTCGAGGCGATGGTATTTGCTTCCATCGCCTTGGCGGCAGTGTTATCTAGTCGGGGCTTAGCTCCGACCAGACGCTCTCTTAAAGAGCTGTCTGGCACGGTGAGAGTCTACGGGGATGACATTATTGTCCCCACAGACTGTGCCGAAGCCGTGATTCGCTGGCTCTGGATCTTCGGATTTAGAGTCAACGAACACAAGTCTTTCTGGATTGGAGAATTCAGAGAGTCCTGTGGGAAGGAGTTTTGGAAGGGCCACGATGTTTCTGTCGTGAAGTTCCGGAAGCAACTCCCTCGATCACGGCGCGACGTGGACGCCGTTGTCTCAACGGTTGAGACGCGGAACCATCTCTACAGAGCTGGTTTTCGCGTTCTCACGGAGATCATGGATGACCTGCTGGAAGGCCTTTTGGGCCATTTTCCTTGGGTTACCGAAGATTCTCCTGTCCTGGGGCGTGTGCATGAGTCTGGCCTGTATCAGGTCGACAAAATGCACGCATCTCTTCATTCCCCTTTGGTTAAGGGGTGGAGAGTACGGGCCGTCATACCGGAATCCGGTCTTGACGGTCCGCGTGCCCTTTTCAAGTGCCTCGTTAACACCATCGGAAACACCGATATTGCCGACGATCACTTGGAGCGTAGCGGACGTCCCCTAGGCGTTAGCATGAACCTAGGGTATGGCAGTCCCTTCTAAAGGGGCTGGGCCCGTGGGTTGGACTCCCACGGCCAAGAGGAGCGGTGCTCCTCCTCCAAGTGTTTGCCGTTGGTATACTCCTGTTG